AAAGCTCATGTAATCGCGCTGGATATGCGCGACGGTGTATTGATTCTCGCGATCCATCGTGCGCATGAGACCGCGCAGGACCTGCGACGGGTCGGCGAGATTCTTCGCCGCCGCCTGGCCGTCGCCGCTGATCTCGATGGAATAGGATTCGCTCATGTGAGCTGGTAGCGTTTGTAAAGGTCGAGGATGGTTTTGACCTCGGGGATGAGGTCGAGGCCGGCCATGACTTCGGCGGTCTGCCGGGCGTTGCTGCCGACCTCGGTGATCTTGTCGCCGATCTTATCGACGGCTTCCCAGACTTTGCGGCATTGCATGATCCAGGCGAACTGGAGATCGGCGGGCAGCAGAAACTTTTTGGAATCGATGCCGGCGGCGTTGTTGGTGATGTCCGCCGGGACGGCGGTGGGATAACCCATATCGTTCGGTTCGAGTTGTTCCCAAAAATAACCGCCATTGTACGTGAGGCGAAATTGGATGGGTGCGCGGCCGAGGGTGTATCCGAAATGGATCTTCCCCTTCTCTTCATCGGCCTGCAACGGCTGGCCCATGATGCTGACCCAATTGTCCGATTTGAAAAAGCGGAGTTCGACGTTGGTGAATTGCGTGACGGGTGTGCTGCGCGCGAACCAGAACGAGCGGTCGCCACCGGCCACTTCCTGGATGCCGGCCTGATACATGAAATCGCGGTTGCAGTAGCGTCCGAAACTGGCGGCGACGCCGAGGCCGATCATGACCAGGCGCGCGTCGTAGTCCGTGCTGGAGACGAGCGCGGGGGCGAGCAGGTTCGCTTTCAGAGTCGCCAGATTAGAAAATCCTACATTCATGTGGTGAGGCCACCACGGGCCAATGCGCTGCGCGCGGGAACGGGTTTGGTTTCAGGTTTCGATTTAAGAGCCGCCAAAGGGGATGGCTGCGGGCGCGTTATGACGTCGCGCGGGCGAATCATCTTGTCCTTTGGCGGCTGGTTTAACATGGCTTTAAGACGGCGTTAAGGGCCGGTGCGATAAGGTTTCTTTTGCACCGTCACAACGACGTTGGTCATGTACGGCGTGGTCAGGGCCGGATACCACACGGAGTTCAACCGGATGTAGCCGGGTGCGAACAGCGTGTTGGGCAGGTTGGTTTGCGTGTAGCTGGTGCCGTTGCCGGCCAGCGTTACCTGGAAGGCATTGGTTCGCCAGTTGACGCCGTCATCGGATTGATCCCACGTCGTGACACCGGTGCCGGTACCAGCGCCGGAGAGCTGATACCCGAACGTGATGTCGAACATGTCGTAGTTCACCAGCGACACGAGGCCGGGCACGTTGACGATGACGTTCGTGGTGGTGGTGTACATGTTCGTGGCGACGCCATTGACGATCATCCAATTCGCATTGGTGGTGATCGAAGTGGTATTCGTCACCGTGGTGGCGAATGTCGAGTTGGTCGCCACGCAGTTATTCGTGCCACCGGCGAAGCCGGCTACGGCCACGACGTTGTACACGGACGGCGAACCGACAGTGAACGTGGACGAGGACTGCGCCTGGCCGCTTAGCGTGAAGCCAAGCAAAGCCAGCAGCAACCAGAGGGCGGCGGATTTGCCGGCCTTCTCGAAGAACCGCGCGAGTGCGTTGTACGTCCAGGGCAGGATCTTCACGGTGCCATCCGCCGGGATGGTGATGCCATCCACGGTCAGATCGTGACCGGCGACGTTGGTCACCTCGATCAGCTCGGGGGCTTTGTAGCCTTTGAGCGCTTCGGTGAACTTGATGAGCCGCTGGGCGGTCTCGTAATACTTGTCGCTCTTGGGGACCAGCTTGAGGTCCACGACCAGTTTCTGCTTGTCTTCGAGCGCCAGGGCTTTGATTTCGTTTTCAGTTTTCATTTTATTTTTTAAAAAATGTTACGTGGTGATCGCGAGGGATTAGTTTGCGCTGGTGGTCAAAACCGCGAAGGGTTTCAACGTGGTGCTGTTGGCCTGGGTGAGCATCTTCACACCGGCGCGCATGAGCGTGCGGTAGGCCATGAGGTTTTGCGGGAAGCCGATGTCCTCGCTGGTCGCGAGTTCGAGATCGGAACGGATGCCGACCGTCTGGCCCATGGGATCGCCGAAGGCGATGATGGGCTGGCTGGCACCATCGGTGGTCGGCGCGATCGCGGTGGGATGCACCGGATAGCCGAGGATGGAACCGATGCTGCCGGGGTTCGGCACTTCGAGCCAGGTCTGGAAGAGCGGACGGCCGTTCTTATCCGTGATGAGCGAGATGCGCGCGAGCATCTGCGAATGAACCCACCATTTCGGTTTCCGGTTGAGGACTTGGGGCGACACGGTGAGGATCGTGTTCACGAAGTCATTCAGCTTGAGCAACGCGGTCTGCGTGCTACCGGCACCGGCGACGGTCGCGAGGTTCGAGTTCGCGAGCGCGGCGTTGAAGATGCCGACGTAGCCGGCGTTGGTGGTGTCCTGGTTGCCCGTGCCGATGAAGGCGGCGGTGTCCAAGCCCCAGTTGACCGACTGGATCATCTGGCGCAGGACATACGGCGCGAGATCGACGGTGGAATCCGCGAGGAGTTCGCGGGCGACATACATCAGCACGGCGAGCGTGTTGATGATGAGCAGGACCTGCGAACCGGCGAAGGCACCGCTGGTGATGGTGGAACCTTCCGCCAGGCTCGACTGGGAACCAATCCAGTAGAACTGCGGACGGGCGTTGGCGACGGGCAGCACGTTGGTGCGCGCGCCGACACGTTGCACGCCGAGCGTGGAGAAATCGCCGTACTCCAGGAGCAGGTCGTAGATTTCATTGAAGGTATCGATCGGCACGGTCGCCTGACCGAGGCCGGCATCGACACCGGTGAGCGCCTTGGTTTTGCCGTTGGCATCTTCCACGGCTTTCTTGAACGCGGAATCCAGCGGCGTGCCGACGCCCTTGGTGTGGTGCGCGATGTAACGGGCGGTGGCGTTGAGCAGGAACTTGAGTTCCTCGTTCTGGCCGAGCGCGCGTTCGATCGGGCTGCGGAAGCTCGACTTGGCGTTGACGGCCACGGCGCGCTGCACCTTTTCAAACTTGCGGAGGATGTCCTCGCTGGAGGTGTTGACCTGGTTCTTCACCTTGGTCAATTCTTCGAGCGCGGCCTTGACCTCCTTGTCGGAACGGTCGAGATCGCCGAGGACCTTCTGGATATCTTTTTCGTGTTGCTTCTGCGCGTTGGTGAGGGATTCCACACCGGCCAGAACCTTGGATTCAAACGTGGCGCTGCCGCCACCGCCGGTGCCGGCGGCGTCGAGCAAGAGAATACTGCTTTTCATAATATTTTTTTTAGAGACGATTGATGGTTAGCTGCATTTCCAACAGGAAGCGTTCCTGCGCCCGCTGCCGGGTCAACGCGGCGGCAGCGGGACCATCAGCCGGGTTGACGTTTGCGCTTTTCGCTTTTTCTGCTGAAATCTTTTGGAGGAAGGCATCGTTCACGACGCCGGCTTTGTAAGCACGCGCCACGGCATCCTGATTGGCACCGATGACGCAGGCGGAAAGTTCGAGCTGATCGTGCTCGATATAGATTACATTGGGCGTGACATCGCGCGGGACACCCAGATCGGAGCATTGCTGGTTGTATTCGGTCTTGTCGTTATCCCAGCGAGTGCAATAGCGGAGCGGCATGAAGCCGACGCTCACGGCCTTCAGGTAACCGGCGGCGGTCATCTTGAATCCCCAATCGGCAATCAGGTCAACGTCCTTGCCGATGCCGAGCGCCCATTGGACGGTTTCCACCAGGTTGCTGCCGGTGACGGAATAATCCAGGACCTTGCCGAGGATGCAGGCGATGCTGCCGTAATTGTGCGAGTCCACGAACGGCGCGTTTTTCTGGAAGCGGTTGAACTTCCAGCCATCGGCGCGGACGATCTCGTTATGGCTATCGATCGTCTCGTTGCTGGCGACGTATTCGACGATGCCGGCCTTTTCATCGATGACCTTGATCTGGGGATGGATTTCGCGGCGGAGTGTACTCATAGGTTGGATTGGTTGATGGGTGGAACGAGAGTCATCCCTGGCATTTTGGAGTTGAGGAGCATGGCGGTGTCCGCATTGGCACCGCGAGCCTCGACGCGATAGCGCAGGCCGTTCTTGACCGGCTCGGCAACTTCAATGTGCCGGCCCCGGCGACGGACGTCGATGCGGGGATTGATTGCCTTAACAAATTTTTTATTGATGCGTGTACTCATTCTTTTTCCTCCGGAGGTTGGGCGGCGATCTGGATGCAGTGGCAATTGATGACGTTGCCGGGCGAGCCGCTTTCATCGCCGGGATGCATCAGCTTTTCACCGTCCACGATGAAGGGTTCATCAATCGGAATCGGGCTGTCGCCGTAATCGTCTTCGGCCTGCGCGTGGGCGGCGCGGACGTTCGGGCCGTGGCTGGTGAGCCAGGCTTTGTACTCGATGCCGGCATCGGTCATCGCCTGGTGCCGGGAGAATCCGTAAGCGGCACTGGTCTCGGTCATGGCGATGCGGCGGGCCTCGAACTTCTGGAGATTGTTGAACACACCGCGCACGCGGTCGGCGAGCTGGTCGGTGGTCTCGCCAGCATCGAGTCCGGTGGCGAGGGCGTTGTTCAGGATCGCCTGGGCGGTTTCGCCGACGTCTTTGATCTTCCCTTCGCGCAGGCTGATAAAGTGCTTGGCCTGCATGGGTGCCAGCGTCCACGGATCGTCATTGCCGATCTCCTTGTTCAATTCCTCGCCGGCCGTCTGCAAGGTGGAACGGATGGCGGGATCGAGCGACTTGAACAGATCCACACCGAACATCTGGTAATTGAAAATGACGTCGACCAAGGATTTGGCGACGAGCGATTTTGCGGCAACGCCTTTCGTCGCGTGTTCCAATTTCTTCAACGCCTGGGCGCGATAGTCATTGAACACCTTCGAGCATTTGCCCTGGATGAGCTTCACCGACTTGGCGCGCAGCTTCATGTGCTGTTGCCAGAGGGCTTCATTCTTCGAGCTACGAATTACGGGCGGCGGCAAAAGATTGTTCTTCAACGCGACCAGCATCTGCTTGACTGGATCGCTTTCGTCATCGCCTTTATCGTTCTCATTGAATTCACCCGGCTGCGGCGCGGGCGAGGTGAGATCGGCTTCGATGCTTTCCTTGGTGACGGGCGTGATGTTGATGGGCACGAAGCCTTGATCCTTGGCATCGTAATCCGGCAGACCGAGATTCAGGTATTCATCAATGACGGTCATGGGCACGCCCTTGGCGAAGAGGCTGTCGCCATCCTTCATGCGTTCGCTGCGGACCTGCTGCATGACGTAGTGTTCATCCCAATCCAGACCGACCTCGACGGTTTCGCCGGTGAGTCGTTTGATGAGGACTTCGATGGCGGCGCAGAATTTGCCGCCTTCCGGGATGCAGGTATTATGGATGAGCGCGAACCAGTCGGACGCCTGGCCGATGCTGTAACTGGCCTTCACATCCGCGAGACCGGGCGGCACACCGAAGGCGACAAAGATTTCGTGACGATCCTCCAACATGCCGGCGACGAAGGCAGCATCGACGCTCAAGACCTTCGGATCGTGCACATCCACTTCACCGGGCAGGAACAAGGTTTTGCTCTGGCCGCGCATGCGGGCCATGCGGCGTTCCTGGATGGACATCTTGATCTGCTCGATCTGCGTATCGGTCGGCGTGCCGTTCTTGGCGGAGATGATCGGCGCGGTGTCGTTATCCGCCGTGAGGTTGCGTTTGAACTTGCTGGCGAGGTGATGCGTCTCGGCGGCAAGATGCGCGCTGGCGTAATCGCCCAGGCCGCGAACATCGTCGTAGGGATTCCAGCCCTTCATCTGGATGACTTGTTCGGGATCGAGTTCCCAGACCTTGCCGCCTTCATCCGTGAAATTCCAATAGGCGACCTGACGACGGCCGTTGACGGTCTCCATGGTGGGTCGCATGCGATCCGGCCGGGCGACAATGATGGGATTGAACGGATTGGGATGAACATCCGGGAACGGCACGCGCTTGGTGTCATCGGCCATGACCCAGAAACATTCGGCGAGCTTCATCCAGCCGAGACTTGCTTCGACAAAATCCTCGAAGGTCAGACCGATCATCGGTTCGCGCAGGAACTCGCGCACCTGGGGAAGATCCATTTCGGACGTGGCATCCCGCTGCACGATGCCGCGTGAGGTGAACAGGCGCTTGCCCTTGCCCCGGAAGCGACGCATGGCCGGGCTGGTGGATGGCTTGGAAAAGACCAGGTCCACGGAGGAGATCGGGCCGGAGACGTATTTGATGGCGCGCCGGACCCAGGCGGATTGGGCGTAAGGGCGGTTCATGCCATCGGAGCCGCCGCCATCCAGGCCACGGGCGAACCAGAAGGCGGGCACGCCCTGGGTAAAATTGCCCTGGCCAAGGGTGAAATCGGAGACATCCTTGGTGATGAAGGCAACCTCGTGCCATTTCCGCATGGCATTTTGGGTGCGCAGGAAATTGGCGGCTTTGGTGGCGAAGTCGGGGTTCATCGGTTTACCCCCTTAAAACGACCGACCAACGGCAAGGCGGCTGAAAGTTTTAACGGGGCGTTAACGGCCTCAGCAGGCGCGCTGGCGCGGCGATGCCCGCCAGAGCCATGACCGGACGGCCAAAACCAGCCAGCGGCCCGCCAGCGGGCGATTTGGGAGGGGTGGAGAGGTTGGTACGTCATATAATGATGGCCCCCTTCCCGCCTCCCCAGGTGTTCTTCGTGGAACCAGCATGCAGCGCGAGGGCCTTGGCCCAGAACCGGTCGCAATGGGAATCCTCGCCATCGCCCACAAAACGGATGTTCCCGGCCGCCGTGGTTTCCTTTTTGATGCCGCGAAGATCAGCGCGCAGCTTTTCATCCTTATTGTAACGCAGCCGACGATCTTCATGCGCCGCCCGGAGCGGGAAGGCCAGTTCCTCTTTCACCGTACCGGTGAAGCGGACGGCTTCGACCTTGGAACCAAAATCGCGCACAGCCTCTTCGGCGAGTTGCATGCCCAGGCCGGTGGAATCCAGGCAGCCGCGTTTCATCTGCGGCAGCCGCAACAGCCGGTAGAGTTCAAACTTTTGCTCGGCAAAGGTTTTGTTCTGCATCTCCAACCGATGGCGCTCAACCATGACATCGCCAACCTTTTCCTCGACATCGATCACCGACAAATGTTTCGTGCGAGCGACGTCATAGCCGAGGTAGAGCGGGTTGGTGCATTTTTCCAGATAGGCAAAATCCTTTTTGGCGGTGTCGTCCTCGCAGGCGGTGATCATCTCGTAGGTGATGAACGCCGACGATTCATCCGCCGGGATGCAGCAATACTCCTGGAGCCACTGCTCCTCGTCGATGCACTCGCGACGGATGCGCGCCAGAAAATCCGCGCGCGATTCGGTTTCCCCGGAGGCCGCATTGATTTTTTCCACGATGCCTTCGTCCACGGCTTTCTGGATCGGGACGGAATGCAGTGACCAACCCATCGGGTTATTGCGCTCGCGGATGTCGGTGATGATGGAATTGAAAAGGCTGCCGACGCCGCGATGCGTGGAGATGATCACGAACTGGCCGCCCCATTGCGTGGCCGGCTTGCCGATGGCGAAAGCCTCGCGCTGAAATTCCATCTTGCGCAGCGCAAACTCATCGATCTTCACATGGCCGGTTTTACCGGCGAGCGCATCCGGGTTGGCGCTGACCACGCTGATCGTGCGGCCGTTGGCGAAGCGTAGGACGTAGGCGGTGAGATTTTTATCCGAATCAATCAGCACCTCGCCCAAATCCTCGGCAGCATATTTCAGAACTTTTGCCCACCGCTTGCAATACAGAAGGTATTGCTTGGCCTGAGTCTCGTCACGCGAGCTGACCCAGACATCCAGGCGCGCATCTTTCGGCGCGACCTTGCGGACGGAATCATAACTATCGGCATAACTGAATCCGATCTGCCGGGACTTCTCCACGATCTTGAGCCGCGAGTCATCCTTGATCCAGGCAACCTGGAACGGCATGAAATATTTTTCAGCGGGATTCCTCACAGCAAATTCAACTCCTGTTCGATGCGATGCAGGGTTTCCTTGGTGATGCCGCCCTTGGAATTCTTGGCCTCGGTCAATGCCTTCTGCGCCCGGTCGTAGGCATCCGCCTTCTTCTCCAGGAGAACAATCCGACGATCCTCCTGTTTCAACTTTTCCTTCCGCAATCCGACTTTCACTTCCTCCAGCTTGCCTTTCGTCCGCATGCCCTCGGCCATCAGCAGGACGTTGGCGGCACTGATCGCAAAGTTGCTGACTTGATTCTCTGCCTGCTGGCGCAAGGCTTCCTCGCCCACGATCCGCACCACGGCATTCGTCAGTTGCGGGTCCAGACCGAGCGAGCCGCAACGATCCTTCGTGGCCGCACTGATGAGGTCCTGGCGTTGCAACGCCCGTAGCGTGGTCACCTCGCGCGCCGCCTGGGAGATTTGCGAGAGGAGCGAGACCGGCGGCAGCGATCCATCCGTCGCACCGCCCCGACGTTTCGGGCAAAGGGCCTGCTGTTCCAACAGCGTGCCAGCAAAGGCCAAGGCCGACCGCAATTGCTCCAATTCCTCGGCGGAAAGATTTTGCAGATAGTGCTCGCCGCGCAGTTTCTTGCCGCCGGTCATCACGGCGACCACTTCGCGCCAGAAATCGTCCTGCTCCCAGGCGGCTGTTGAATTTGTTTTCATTCATTGGTGGCTGACCGTTAGGTCTTGCACAGGGATTGCGCGCGGATTTTTCCCTTGGGTGACAGCAGCCAGAGTGTGCCGCTCAAAGGATCGCGCGTGCCGTTGATGTAATTGTCCTCTTCGAGCTGCGCGATGTATCCGTCCAGATCACCTTCGATGAAAACGGCGGAGAATGCCGAACGGATCGCGAGCTTGATCTCGGTACTGGTGGCGGGTTCATCGTTCTTGCGCAGCAACGCCCGCAGTACAAATTTTTTGATGTCCTGGTCGATCATAGTTTTTTGGAATTGACGATGTCGGCGACGATCTTGCCGGGCAGATCGGAAACGGTTTTTTCGATGCGTTCGAGTTGTTTGTTTTGCAGATCGGTCTGCGCCTTCAGGCCCGCGACCTGGTTGCTGACAATGACGAGGTCCTTGCGCACGACTTCCACCTGGCGTTCAATGGCTCCGCTGGCTCCGCGTTCCACGCCGCCGATCTTGGAGAAAATATCCCGATGCGTCTGCGAATTGGTCTCGATATGCTTCTCAAATTCATGACGGTGAACGAAGCTGGCCGCCTCCTTGACTTCCAGCGGCTGCGGCGAAACCTTCACATCGGTTTTTTTCATCAGCGCGATCAGGGCGATGATGCCGATGGCGGCATTGATGATGATCATCGCCCATTCGCCGTTCGATATTTCAGCAAGCATCATAAATTTTTAAGTGCGGTTTCGTAGGCGTTCATGAAGTGTTCGCGGATCAGCACTTCCTCGCGGTAGCGGTAAGCGCCGTAAAGGCCGATGGTATCGGCGATCAATTTTTGCAGCAGCGTGGGATTGACTTCAAAATCCACCGCGCCCCCAAACAGCGGCGTGAACAACAGGACTTCATAACCGCAATGGCGGTAACCCATCAGCCATCCGGGCGTGCGCGGGATGAGGTCGTTTTGATTAATGACGCGGATCGTCAGTTGTTTTAATCCAGGCATCGCGTCATACATGGCGGCGAATGCCGCATTGCCGACGCGGGGTTGACCAAAGGTGATGACCTGGGAAACGGGAATGCCCTGGCGGCGGAATTCCATGGCGCACAGGATCGCCAGCGCGCCGCCAAGCGAATGCCCGGTGAGCCAAACCTTGGCCTGGCTATTCATGGCCAGCAGCGTCTTGACGTTGGTGATGACCGCCACGGCTATGGCCTCAAAGTCTTCCTTGAAGCCAAGATGAACATGCACTTCTTCGCCACCGCTCAATGTGATCAGCCGGGTCATCCCGAACTTCGCATCCTGGACAAAGTCACGCGGGTTTTTGCTGCCGCGAAAGGCCACGATGATATTGCCATTGTCATCGAGCGTGACGAGGGCGGCGGCGTTCGTGGCGCGGTCGGTGATCGTCGGCGCGTCATACGCTTTGGCCGACCAGCCGGCCAGGGCACGAAGGAGTTGGAAAGTGAATGCCATTTCAGGACAAGGCGAGAAGTTGGCCCGGCGCGACGTTGCGCGATGTGCGCAATCCCAATCGCGCCGGGCGTTTCATTTTTTTATTAGTATCGTTTGTCACAACGACAAATTTTTAAATAATGGCGGCCAGTGCTTATTTGGGCACGACCGGCTGAGTGGTCGGCGCACTGTTCGTGGAGTTCGCGGCCAGCGTCTCGTAGGCACCGCTGGCTATGTTCTCATCGATGTTCAGGTTCAGCGCACCGCTCTGGCCGAAGCCGAACGTGTTCGCGAAGTTCGGCGAGGCGACGGTGCCGTTCGTGGTGGTCGGCAGGATCACCACGGCGGAACTGAAGAAACCGAACTTCACTTCCGGCGAGGCCGATTGCGGCTGGTAATCCACGGCGAGGCCGATGCCGCGTTCCGTGACCGACAGGATTTTACCCTGCGGCTGGTTGAGGATATGCACGCAGCCAGTCGCCAGCGTGGCGACGGAAACAATGGCGGCGAGCGCGAGGACTTTCATGGTGTTTTTCATGGTGTTTAACGGGTGGTTATTTGTTGGTTAACTGCGGTGGAAAGGACCGACGCCAAGGACGCGGAGCAAGCGCGCGACACGCCCACCGGAGGATTGCCCAAGGCGTCGGAGAGTTTGAGTTGAACGGAGGTCGCGTAGTTCACGGACGCGACTCTGACAGAAGCAGCTAATCTTGTATTGGCGACGGTCGCGGATTACGAAGATTTTTCAGCAGGTCCGCTGGAAAGAAAAACGGAGCGCAAACCGGTATCGCGCTCCGTATGCGGCTACTTAATCATAACGACAGCTAAGGCCGCAAGATTTTTTGGAAAGGGTTTTATTCCGCCGCGATATACAAGCACTTGCAAAATTTCTTGTCGCACTCCGGTAGCGGCAGAGGTGGAGCGGATTCGATTTCTAATTTACGATCCTTCAGCGCAAGGCAGGCTTCGCAATCGTCGCCGGGATTGTTGCAGCCGAGAATCGATACAAATTCTATTCCTACAAGACGAAACTCGTTGAGCTTGGCTTCGGATGATTTTACAACACCAGCGCGATCCAACGGGAATTTTTGTTTTTGCATCCAATCGTAAATCGCTTGCGGGTCTTCGAGCAGGAACGGCTGTGAGCAATGAGGACAATCGATGGTCAGGCCGATTCCTTCCTCGGGAAATTTGACGTGGCCGGAACAGGCAGGACAGGATTGCTTCAGCAAAATGTCGGCGCTCCCTCTCATGGATCAGGGTTTGAGTTCGGCGATGAGACTGATGGTGGCATCACCGGAGCCGGCGCGTTGGATGTGATACGTCTCGGAATATCGATCTCTTTCCGATGAAACAAATTTCCAGCCATATTGGTTGGCTACGGACAGTGCGCTTTCCAGTCCCGTAACGGGAATGTTCGTTTGCAATTTATCGACCGAAATAAAAACGTGGGCGTTCGTATAGCCTTCCATCCAGGTGATCTCTGAATCATTTAATTTCACCGGATCAACCGGCTTGGAGCAACCGGCCATCAGAGCGGCCACGAAGATGGTAAAGAGAGTCTTCATAAAAAGTTATTCACTTGGACAGCCAATGTCCCACCCTCCTTGCGAGCATCGCAGGACCTATGAAACCTTGGAACGGGATTTGCCCGGTGCAATTGGAACTGGAACTGGAGGAGATCGCCTGCGACTGGACAATCTGGCGCAGATTGGAGGCCGCGAAAAAATTCCGGCGCTGGGCGAGACAACTGGAGGTGAGCGCGCACATCATGAGAAATCGGGAGGAGGCTAAGAAATCCCGCCCGCTCGCTTTGCCAAAACTTGTTCGTCGGAAAGCGGCTTTGAATTAGGTTTGCGATTCAACAGCGCGCGCAGATCGGTTTTGAGGGTCGCCAGTTCCTGCTCGGCATCCTTGGCGCGCCGTTTCCACAGTTCAAGGTCACCGGTAAGATTTTTATTTTCACCATGGTGTGGCGCTTCCATCAGCACTAGTGGCCCCGGTGAGTTCGCACGGATGCCGCCTTTATTATCGAACATCGATTCCCCTGCCAGCCCCAAAAGCCAGTCCGTGGAAACGCCGAAGAATTTTGCAATTGAAACCAGGTGAACCGATTTAGGCGGCTGTCCCACCAGGTAATTGCCGATGGTGACGTGCGAGACTCCGACCTCCTTACCGAGCTGGTTGGCACTCATTTCCCCGCGCCTGTACATCACTTCAGAAAGGCGATCCGCAAATTGTAAGTTTTCTTTCAATTACCTATTGACCGGGTTGTAAGTTTTGTTACAGTCGTTTTGTGCCTCGTTACAAAATCAAACCGACAATACAGACCGGCAGACATGCTGGCAAGAAACTTTCCCAAAGCTTTGCGGCGATAAAGCTCGGTGTTTCACGTGGTCATTTGAACCGGGTTCTGCATGGTGATCGCGCGAGCCGCCGGCTGCTGGCGGCTTACGAAGACCTGAAAGAGAAGTTTCAAGCCGGCCAGATCGTGATCAAAACCAACGGAGGTGCGCGATGAAACTTTTCCTCGCCACCAATGTGCCGGCGATGCCCGCCCAACCGCATGGAGCGATTTTCTACGGCACCGTCCTGATCCTGGTCGCACTGGCGGTGTGGCTGATCTCCATTGCCTGTAAAAACTTTTTCGGGATCGCGGATAACGAGATGGACCGCTTCCGCGAGAGACATGAGCGGGATGCTTACAACAAGGCAACGAAGGTCCTTCCGGACAGGCACCATCAATCAAAGGAGGAAAAATGAACGCAGAAGTTTACCAGTTCGATATCGCCCGCACTTCGGATGCGGCCACGCTGCATGCTTATCGCGATGCCATCAACGAGGACCACGAGCTGACTCCGCAGGAAATGGCCACGCTCAATGACGCGATAGATAAACGCTTCGGGGCAATGAACCGGGCCGCGCTGCCGAACCCCAAACCTCGCTATTAATCAGCGTGACGCTGAACCCTACATTTGAAACGAATGGCCGGGGCACCTTGCCCCTGCCGCCGGTGATTCAGGGCCAGCTTGGTCTCAAGCTGCCGAAGGACCATCCGGTGTTGACGGTGGATGGCGTGATGAGCGAGTGCGGCGAGTTCATGGACCTCCGCCGCGAGCATGTGCGGCAACTTTGGGAAAGCCAGGCGTTCACCGGTTTCAACATTGCGCGCGACAAGAAGACGCACCTGGAGCTGCGGCTGCTCCGCAAATCCGTGGATCTGTTCCGGGCCACGAACGGCCGGAAACATTTCATGGCGGAGTGGCCGCAAATCTTCCGGTTGCTGGTACCGCACCAGAAACCGTTCGTGACCGGCAAGGAGATCGCCCGTGTGTTGATCTGCGACCGGGGCCATGTGGAGAACCTGATCAATGACAAGGTGCTCGTGGTCCTGAAAAAATCCCAGCCCGGTCCGGGCGGCACGCCGACGATCAGCCGCGACAGCTTTGAAACCTTCCTGAAAGGACGTCTCCAATGACCGGCGAGTCGCCGGCTCCCCCCATGAGCACTCAACTGAAATCAGAACTCATCACGCTTCGTAAGTCAGTGCCAGGATTCACTGGCGTGGGGACGCTTGTGGAGGAGCAGGGAGACCTGTTCGTCATCGTCTGCGCCGACGCCGCGACACTGGCTGCGACACTTACCCGCGAATTTCCGAACTTCGCTTACGACCCCGAAATGTTTCAGAAAATGACCATCATCCAAACCAAATGAGCAACATGACCAAACAAGCACTGGCCGCAATCCTCGCCGCCCAAAAAGCCCGTTGGGCCAAAATCAAAGCGGCCAAGGTTCCGACCTTGACCGCCGTTGAAATAGTTAGCGGTGCCAAATTCCCCGCTGTCACTTTAAAGGCCGGAAATGACGCGGCTACGGCCAAGCAATTGAAGAAGCTGTTTGCTGATGCGCAAACCGGTTTACGCCGCATCGTGGCGCTCGGCCTGTTCGCCTGGGAGATTAAGGAGACAAAACTAAATCACGGCCAATGGGGTCCGTGGCTTGCCGATAACTGCCCGGAGCTTTCAACGATAGACGCAGCTACTCAAAAGCCGGTGGCATCGCGCGCGCTTCGTGGACACATGGAGTTGACCAAGAACGTTCTGGAAGCCTGCGGATGCGACAGCATCGATAAGTATTTAGCGACCGTCGCCAAATTGGCAAACGATGCCAATTTGAAACCTGGCCAATTCCTCCTGATGCCGGAAAAGAAGGTGCCGGAAAACCTGTCGGAGATGCGAGAGAAAATTTGCGCTTTGGTCGACGGCAAGACGCAACGGTCCCTATTTAGTGAGTTCAAACAACTCGACGAGGCGACCGGCAAACCGAAGCTCGGTCGACGCAAGGGCGAAGGTGGCGCGACGAAGGAGCAGCGGGCGAGCGCCGAGGAAAAGGAACGGCAGGAGCAGATCACGGAGCGGAAGCTGAAGGCGGTGGAGATCGCGGAGTGGTTGCTGGAAATGTCGGATGCGGCCGGCCTGGGCGAAATCCTGGGCACGCCGGAGATCGAGCAGCTCGACAAGGCGATGGAAACCGCGCGCGGCTTCATCAAGCACGGAGGTGCGAAGTGAGCACCATCAATACCCGCGTGCTGATCGTTAAGGGCGAAAAATATATCAGCGTCAAAGATTTTGTCCGGGCACTCAACAACGATGACCTGATGGAGAAATGCGGCGCGGTGATGAAGGTCGGGCCTGAAAAAGGTGAAACGCCGCACGGAACCATCCGCGTCGGTATCGCTTGCGCCATGTGGATTTTAAGCGGCGAGGAGCAGGACCATTCTTTCCGAAACTGAAATGATCTCTTCGATTGAAAATTTAGGCGACGCCGGTTTGCCGGCATCAACTACCAAAAATGAGCCAAGCGGATCGCTGGTTCAAACGGCGTCGCTTTCTCTCACCACAAGCGGCAGCGGTCTGGTAGCGGTTCCACATGGAACAGGCGGCGGATCGTTGCTGCCGGTGGCGTGCGTGAAAACCTATCTCGCGCAGCGGACGGTGGCGGTCTGCCGGTATCAATTGGAAATACCGCTCTTCAACCGTCTACCGCTGCTGCTGCGCAACGAGGTGCGGCGGTTGCAGGCGGCGGTGGAATACGTGCAGTCGCTCACGACGGGACGCACGGCGATCAAGGTGCAGCCAGCGTGTGAAATGGCGCTGCGGATTTATACGGAGTTCCGCCCGCTCGGCACGTTTCGCGGCAAGTTTGATCTGTGGCTGCGCTCGCAGGACTGGCTCACCCTGGTGAATCGCGCCAAGGCCGGTCCGGCGTGGCAGACCACGCAACGCGGCTTGAGCGACACGTTCCTGGATTACGTCGCGAAGCGGGCCGGCGAATTCAAGCGCGGCGACACGATGGAGCAGGCGATCCTATCCATCCACCGCCAATGGATCACGGGCCGCACGCAACACGGCATCGCGGAACCAGTGGCGGGTTATGAAGTCCTTCCGGACGGGCGACGGTGGGAAGATCGGCAACGCGCGGTCCTGCCCGATGGCTGGCATTCCACGAACATCCGGCAGCAGATCAAGAAGCGCGCGAAGTTCACGAAGGCGGTCAAGGCGATGCTTCACCAGGGGTGCGCTGCCGCACGGGCTTATACGCCGAATGTTCACAGCACCAGGGATGATGGCACACCATTGAGGTTCATGGAGCTGGTGCAGTTCGACGACGTGCGTTGCGATTTCCGCGTAATGGATACCGAGAGCGGACAGGTGAACGATCTGTGGCTCCTGATCGCGCGGGATGTGGCTACCGGGATGTTGCTCGGCTTCGGCATGCGTCCGGCGCGGGCGCGGGATGACGGGTCGCAGGAACATCTCAAGCTGCAAGACATGAAGCAGCTCTGCGGCTGGTTGCTGGAGACGTTTGGTCTGCCGCCGTATCAGATGACCTGGGTGCTGGAGAACGGCACGGCCACGCTCGGCGAGGCGGTACGCGCAGCCTTGCGCGAAATGGTCGGTGAGGACCGCATCAAGTTCGAGATGGCGCAGATGATAGGGGGCAAATCTTCGATGGGCTATTGGGAAAAGGCCGTTGGTAATTCCAAGGCCAAGGCGATGCTGGAATGTCTGAACCGGTTGATGCACATGATGGCATCGTATTTCCCCGGCCAGATCGGCTTGAACTATTCCAAGGTGCCGGCGGAGCTGCGCGACCGCGAGCGCGAGGCGGTCGAAATCTGGTCCGGAGCACGGCCATCCGACCGGGCGGAATTGCGTTATCCGTTTTACACCATTCCCCAGGCGCGCACCGGTCTGTTTGAAATCTTCACGCTCCAGAACCGGCGCTGGACGCACAAGATGGAAGGCTTCAAGGAAATCGCGGAGTGGTACGACGCGGCGGCGGATCAATGGAAGCCGGCACAGAGCGCACCGGCGGATATGACCGGCGTGCGGACGCGTCGCCGCAAGGAAACTCCGTTGGAACGCGCCGCCTGGTTGCTGGCACCGTACAAAAATAATTTCCAGCCGGTATCGCCGGAAATCCTCACGGCCTTTTACGAGCACACGCAACGGACGGTGGTCGTGTCCGACAAAGGCCAGGTGCAGATCATGGTGGATGGAAAAACTTTCCGCTTCTCGCCGCCAGCGCCGGCGTTTGCCTTGCCACCCGAAACGAAGTGCCTGGGGTACTTCAACCCCGACGATCCGCGTTTCCTCACCCTGACGGATGGTCGCGGCGGCGTGCTCGGTACCTGGGCACGGGTCGGATTGGTGAAGCATGGCGATACCGAGGCGCTGGCGGCGGCGATCCGTCATTCCACGACCGCGCTGAACGCGGTGAAGACCCGCGCACACGATCTCGCCAGCGGCGACCGCGAGCAGCTCGAAGCCATGCGCGAACACAACCGGCAGGTTGCCGGGACCAATCAGGATTTCATCACCGTGGGTGCTTCCGCACTGGCAGCGGAGCAGAAACCACTTTCATCGCCCGTGGCCCGGACGGTGCGGGCGGTGATGACGGAGAAACAGAAAACCAAAAAGCAGCAGCAGCGGCGCGACGAGGACGAACGCATCGCGCGCGAGGCGCTGGAACTCTGAGCAGCGTGACGCTGCACCCAACTATGAACGCCGACCCGAAATTCCAAGCCGCCATCGCCCAGGAGATCGTGTGGAAGAGCCACGAGCTGCAACGGTTCGCGGTTACGCTGGTCGAGAAGGCGTTGGCGAAGGGCGGTCATTTCACCACGGACCTGGTGCCGGATGATTCACGCGGCGACGGCAGCGGGATCGCCGGCAGCGTGGTGGAGTTGCTGAAGAATGCAAAGGTGCTTCAGCCGGTCGGTCACGTCGATGGATCGGGCCAATGGTATGCGCTGCGGACCAAGTCCACGCGCGCAGGCCGCAAGGGTGCCTGGCTGAACGTGTACCAGCTCACCAGTCCGGCCCTGGCTTCTGAATTTCTACGGCGGCACGGCCTGCCGAAGCCGCTCAAGCAGGATGAATTTGCCCTGGCTTAACGGGGCATTAAACAAAACAACACCGAAGGAAAATAAGATGGAAAACGCGACAACTAAAACCACGGCGGTGATCCCATCGCCACACTACAACCAAGCCTTGCGGCAGCGTCTTTTGGACCTCCGCAACGGTCCGACCAAGTTGGATTTTTCCAACAACAAGATGGCGAAGAAGCTCGGCGTCAATTCGAGCTACGTGAGCCAGTATTGCAACGGCGGGGAGTTCAACGGCGATCTCATCAGCTTCGAGAAAAAGCTGGAGGATTTCTTCCGCAACGAGGCGCGCCGGCGTTTGAGCGGCGTGGAGACCATCGCCACCGACGAGACGAAGTCCGTGAGCGAGGCGCTGGAGACCTTGCGCAAGCTGAACGAGATCGGCTGCATCGTGCTGGAGAGCGGCGGCGGCAAGACACGCAGCGAGGAGCTGTACCTCAAGGAAAATCCCACGGCCATCCACTTCCAGGTGCGGTCGTGGAACTGCGACAAAGGTTCCGTGGAAGGCGCGCTGTTCAAGGCCGTGGGCACGGCAGGCTATGACGGCCACACCAAGCGCGCGGAGTTCATGGTCACGAAACTGACCGGATCGGACCGGCTGCTGATCATCGGCGATGCGCACAAGCTGACCAAGGCGGCGTTGCAATGGGTGGTGGATTTTTGGGAGGCGACACTGATCCCCATCGCCCTGATCGGCACCCACGCCCTGCACGATCTGTTGATGAGCGATACGCAACGCTTCAGCCGCATCCAGCTCTGGAACGAGATCAAGCCGGCGAATCAGCGGGTGCTCATCACGCACCTGGCCACGAGCCTGATGCCGGACCTCAACGGCGAACAGGAATCTGTCATTGACCAGGGCGAACAGATCGTTGCGCACGAGGGTTGTTACCGGGCCGTTTACAAACAGTTCAAGCTCGCGGAAGAAATCCGCAGCCGGGCGAGGAAACCCATCACCGCCGTGCAGGCCGTACGCTCGGCGCACACGAAGTTGCTGCGCGACTGGCAGCTCAACTGAGCAACGTGACGTTGCATCCAACTATTAACCCCCAATTAACGCGACATTATTTATGGGCAAAACATTTAAACAGGAACCGGTCGGCAAGAGCATCATCCGTCGTTTCGGAAGGTCCATCGCGCCGAAGGCATTCAAGAAATTCGTCCACCACCGCGAACGGCGGAGCGTGGCCCAGGAGCTGCGCCTGGTCAACTTGAACGAGGAGGCCATATGACCGCCATCGTTCATGTTCCGACCGTCGAGCAGGAATTATTCGAACAGGAAATTTCCGCCACGTTTGAAAACGGCGGCGGCCTGTCGATCACCGCACGCGGCGACTGTCTCTATGATTGTTTGGAGACGATTCTCAACCTCGTTGATACGGTGATACTGGACCGTGATCGTTCCATCGATCTGACATTGCGCTACTGGCATCTCACTGAAGATTTGGAATCGGTCGAGGTCGAGGCTTTGGTCAGCAAGATCGAAGATTACTCCACGCCGCAAGGCATCATGATGAAGCGCATGGTCACGGAAGCCATGACCAACTTCCTCAAAAAACTTTCGCGCCACCAGATCGTTCTGCGCGGCGAAGGAGGTGGGTTATGACTCTGCTCGAAGCCATTTCGCCGACCGCCCGCGAGTTGCTATCGCGGATTCCTGGGGGTGGTATGACGAAATTCCTGATGAAGAACACCAAGTCCGGAAGTCATCGCACCCACCTGGCGATCAACGGAAGCACGCCGCTGTGCGGCGGCGGCAACTCGGCGCGGTCGGTACAGTTGCAGGAAGTGTTCACGGAAGCGGATTGCGCCCGTTGCCTGGCAATCCTGAAACGGAGGCAGCATGAGCCGCACTAAAATCCTCGACCTGGTCAACCGCCATCCGGACGTGATCCGTGCCGTGATGGAAGGCAACGAGCAAAAGAGCGATGACCAGAAATTGCTCACCCTCACGGTCTTCGCCGGCCAGCTCGCCGCGCTGATCCGGGATGATGGCTGGTCGCGGTCGCATCTGCGCCGGGCATTCGGATTTTGCACCGGCTGGCTGCGCGTGCTCGGCGAGGAGGACGCGGTGGCGAAGATCAGCACCGAGCGCGACCGACAGGAACGTCTTTTTCTCCAAGGCAAACATTCCTTCACCTGTGCCAGCCGGACGGCCTGTGTCACGCGCAAGCTGCGCATCCTGGTCGAGGAGATCGGCGAAGTGGCGAATGCCATCGACCAGCTCGAAATAGCCGAATCGCGCGAATCGAATGCGCTGAAGGAATGGCGGCTCAACCTCCGCATGGAAATCGTCCAGGTCGCGGCCGTGTGCGTGGCCTGGCTGGAAAGCTTCGAGGTGCCGGCATGAAAAACCTGTTCCTCAAACCCATCGGCACGATCCGCGAACTCGGCACGCCGCGTCAATGGACCGGCGACTCCATAGGTCTGCTGGCCATCGCGGCGGCAATCCTCGTCGCCTTGATCGTCCTCTGAAATTTTAAACCACAACCACAAACGAAAGATAAAAAAATGATAATGCTCAATGAAACCGGCGGCGGTGATTCCCAGGACTTCGCCCGCTTTGTCGAACTGCAACAGAAACACACACAGCTATCCAACCAGCTCGAAGCGTTGGAGGTGAAGATGAACGAATCCGCGAACAAGGCGGCTACGGCCGGCGCGGAAGATTACGTCGTGATCCACGAGGAGCTATCCAAACTGGACACGGAATTGAAGTCGCTGTTCGAGCGGCATCCGGAGTGGCGCGGTGAAAAGAAGAGCGTCGGCACGCCCTTCGGATCGGTCGAGCAACGCACGGCCACGGAGCTACAGGTCGAGAATCCGGCGCAGACCGTCGCGCTGATCGAGTTGACGGGCAAGACCAAGAAGGGATTCGATGCGGAATCGTTCCTGCATATCAGCAAGGAACCGAACCTGGAAGCGTTGGAGCAGCTCGGCGATGAAGCGCTGGCCGAAATCGGTGTGAAGCGCGTACGCACCGAGCGCATCACTGTAAAGCCGGCCAAGGTCAGCGTGGCCAAGGCGGTGAAGGCGGCTAAGAAGACCCGGACGGAAGTGCAATCATGAAATTTGAACTCAAGGATTGGACGAACGGTAAGATTGTCCTGACCATTGAAGGTGACGACTGGAAGCTGGCGTTCACCGCCGCCATCAAGGCCGGCATTGAATTCCGGTGGA